GTCCAAACTCATTCCATTCGCAATGAAACTTGTTTTCCCAACCCATCCATTCTGCTGCTAAATCAAATCCACCTATACCGCTAAATAGTGAGCCGTGTGTCATAATGCTAAAGTATTAAGATATTCACGCCACATTGGTACACGCTCCTGAAGCTTTGCGATTGCTGCTTCATCAAACTCCACAACCTTTTCGTGGATGCGCTCCTGTACTGGTATATCGTACATCCATTCGCTAAGGTCTGTTTCAAGGTTAGCACTTGGATTTTCATTCAAGTAAGTAGGCATATCATAAATCATATTCTTTTCAATGCGCTGCGCCTTCTTAATAAATTCAGGGTTGCTCTGTGGATCAATAAGATTCATGCGTAATGATAGGCGATACTTTTCAGTATCTATCATTTGTGATGGTGCGTTAACAAGCACAAAGCAGAACGTAGCCTTTGGCGCACCTGTTAGCCAACAGTATGCTTGACCTTGCCAGTAGTAGTCTTTGCTAATCTCGTTAAGCTTTGCATCCATGAAGGTATGAATGTCCCAACTGCTTTTGATATCCGGCACGTTCACCACTACGCCACCATCTTTGATAAGCAAATCGGGCGTACCTGTGATGTAGTCATTCTTGAAATTGATTTCGTTTTTGAATACGATTGCGCCACGTTCTCTACGCCAAAGGTCTATCGCATCATTTTCAACCGCTACACCTTTCTCAATATACTTGTTACTTATTTCTTTGTAACGGTTGTACTTCTGTTGGATGTAGATTTCGAGCAGTGCGCTCTTAGTTGTTTCACTTAAACCTGTTTTTGTACGTGCATCGGTCATTAGCTTACCTAGCTGCGATGCTCTAAATAAAGTTTGTTCCATTGTGTTTTGTTTTTGTTTTTGACAAGTTCGGAAATTCCGAACAACTTGATTGATGCTGCTAAGATATTACAACAATCCGCTAAGTTCTTGTTTTTTAACATTTACTAACGGTTCTATTTGTGCGTAGAATTCTTGCGGGCATGCTTGCAAGATGATGTCGCAATCGTCTAAGCTTTGTGCTTTATCGATTAACTCAAGCATGTACTGCACATCTTTGTTGGATGCGTTAAGGCTACCCTTTAACTTGAATGGCTTGTACACATCCACGTTGTTTCGGTTAAGGTCACGGCCTAACAACTTACCAAATGACAACGCAGCGTTTTTAAGGCACTCAGTTTTGAGTTTAGGGAATGCCAAATCTAAGGCGTTCGGCTTTTTATTATCTGCGTTTAATGCCCATCTATTGCGCTGAATCGGGTCAGCTGCTAATGCACTGGGTACTTTGTCTACCATGATGACAATGGATGCTGCACCTGTTCTGCGCAACTCATACCCGGTTATCGGATGAATCACTACAAGGTCAAGGCTACCCACGACCTCGTTAGCCATACGCTCCCACTTGAAATTCTCAGTGCGCCAATGACCGAAGAACATTTCGTCTAAGGTGGTTTCTACGTGCGATACTACGAGGGTCTTTGCCTTACCATCGGGGGTTTTTTCAATTCCGAGTTCATCGGGTTTGGCGTTAAGCATCTGCTGAAACTTCTGCAATGCTTCAAGATTGTCTTTGTGAAATGAGTTCATGTTATTGTGATTTAAGATTAATACTTCATTAGGCAATCATTGATTTCTTGACAGTAGCTAAGCACTGCGTAAATGATAATTGCCGCGATAATGTAGCGAAGAATTTTGGATGCTGTTTTCATGGTATTAGATTTCTTTGATTTCAAAACGAAGTGGACTGGCTGAGAAAAGCTGGATAGTATCCATCGCATTGCGCTTCATTGATTCGGTTAAAACCTCAGTGTTGTAGGTTAGCGTTTGAACGATGTTGTTGTTGCGGTTGTAACCTGTAATTAAAAATTGCTTCATGACGTTTTGTTTTTATTGTTGTTATTTGTTTGACAAATGTAGGTAACTTTTTACACCACGCAATAGGTAGTATGCATTTTTAACAAATTTTAACAAACGTGTAATTGAGAATCAATGTGTTAGTTTCAATCGGTTACACATTGTAACCACCTCACGCCCACGAATAGCTACCGTAGTTCGGGAACAGTTCGAAGTACATACGCATCATGATAGCATCAGCGTAGTCAGGTGACTTGCCGTGCATGCGTGCTATTTCTTCTTTGCTTATTACTGCCAACTTTCCATCGGCTTCAGGTTGTCGTCTGCGTATCATGTCCAGTTCTTGAATGATTACATCCCGGAACTGATTCACTTTAAAGATTACTTTGTTCTGCTCGATTAATTCTGCAAGCTTGAAATAACATTCAGCCTTTTGGTTAGTATATCTATCTGCTTGCTTAGCACGCCCACCATTCAAGAAGCCTCGACACTTTAGGCTATCTACTACACCCCCACCTACACCATCTTCATCACAGATCACATTGCTTAGTTTGATGCTATGCCTATCGCATAGTTGGCGAATGGTGCTAACTACTGTGGTGATAGGTTGCTTACGCAGCTCGTGTATCTCCATCAAATGCAATCCATGCCACACGCATATAACACTACGGTCTTTTCCTAGTCGTGCGATATCCGCACTTATATACTTTTCACCTTTGCTTTCTTCATTCCGGAAGCAGCGCACTAAATCATCGTATTGGTAAAGGTTGTCTACGCTTTCATCATATTCCCAGTCACCGTGTAACAGCCTTCGCCTATCTATTTCGGGTAAACGTTCAAGTGTTTCAATGTAGCTTTCAGGTAGGTGTGGGTTGTCAGTAGGTAGTGAAGGGATGAATGCTAGATGCTGTGGCAGGTTGTCCATCTTATGCGGTGCGTAGAACTCATTGTAAAGCCATCCCTTGGACGGATTGCAAGTGAGTAACATCTTTGGTGGCAAGTCATATTCGCGTAGCTTAAAACGAATGCGGGACTGGAGTATGTCTATTGCCCGTTTGCTAACCTGCGCGGCTTCATCTACGTAGGCATCGGTCAACTCAAGACCTCCAAGCGAATGAAATTCAGGGTCTGATGGATAAGCAAACAAGTCCTTTAGTATTATCTCACTACCGTTTGCAAACGTAATGACGTGCGTTTGATTATTGATTGTGTAATGTTCGTTAGGTGCTAACCCTAACATGTGCGCTACCTCAAAAAAAGTCTTTAATGTAGTCTTCTTTAACGTGTCAAGTTTACTTCGACCTATCAGACCACGTGTTCCTGGATACTTGAACCTGCGGCTTATTTGCCATGCACATCCGATGAAAGATTTTGAGCCGCCTGCCGCACCACCGAATAGCACTACACGTGCCGGGTGTGAATTACCCAGCACACGCAATGCTTCTTTTTGTTTCGGTAGGTACTCAATCATTAGAATGGCAAATCACCTGTGCCTTGTGAATCATCCACCTCTTCACGCTTTACAAGTGGCTCACTCATCTTACCTGAAAAGAACTTACCATTCTTGCCTTCTTTAACCCACGCAGCCAGGCGCATCTTCTTTCCATTGACCATAATCTCACCCGTGTATTCAGGTGCATTGTTGGTTGTCTTGTTGTTCTTGAATAGGGTGAACTGTCCCTCTTGCATTTGATAGTTACTCATTGTATTAATTGTTTATGATTCCGATGTCTTCAATCATTAGACTGATTGTGGTCTTGCCGTTAAAGTCTGTTGTTTCCACTACTTCAAAAGGTTCGTGGTCTATGCTATGCCCATTGATAAAACCAATGTACACCTCGACATTATCCGGGTACTGCGCAAGCTTATCCCACAATTCACCAATAGTCATAGTTTATATTCATCTTTGTCCGTAAGCAAATGTAACTCTTCAAAGATAAGACGCATTGCTGTATTGTCATGCATGGATGGTCGCATACTTCGCTTAGCTGTTAGCAAGAATAACTTGCGTAACAACTCCACTTCTTTCTGTTGATCGTACTTCATTTGTCACCTCCATTTTTAATGCGCAGTTCATATAATTCATCAAGTTCATCATCAGTAGTTGGCACAGTTAATTCTAATCCTAAATCAGCAATAGCTAATCTTATTCCTTCACAAGCTTCATAATCTTCTTGTTTAATTAAGCCATATAAAATTTCATTATATTCATAGATATCTGCGCCATTCAATATTTCTGATTTAGTAATTTCATATATTTCTTTTATTCTCTGATACATCTTAGTATTCATTTTGGTTTTCGATTAGTTCCCTGTAACGTTCCTTCCTGTACTCAGTGAATTGATAAGGCTTGTTCTTGTACACACGGAAACGCAAGTCATTGTCCCACGTTGGCAAGTCATCGTATTCATTCATCAAAGCTATTTCAATCTGCGGTGGATTGCTGCGCTTTGCTTCCTGTGCCGGTGCTTCCTGTATCTTCAACTTATCCGCTGCCTGTTGGATAGCATCGACCACCTGCGGGTGTTGAAACATTTCGTAGATGTTATTGGTGCTCTGTTGATCCTTGACCATTCGGTTAGTCACAGCATCACGTTTGTTAAAGTACTTGCGTATCCATTCAAAGAATACCTGCCCATCGATGCGGTTATACACTGGGCCATACTCGCCCTTCATTGCCATGCGAAAGCAGATGCGGAATTCTTCAACACGCAAGTAGTAATATTCCTCCATAATCAATTCAGCTGTAAGCATTAGCTGCTGCGGGTTCATAGGCTGCTGAAGGTTGAAGTACTGTTGGCATTCATCCATCAATGCAACCAACACACCCAGTGCTACCTGTTCTCCTTTTTGCTTTTTGATTTCACTCAGTGCCGGGGATGTCTTCGATGCCAAGACTTGATGCAAGGCTGCTTCTGTACTGCTTGCGGAATTGTTCAAGTTCGCTATTTCTTTTCTCTCGTTCATTGTGATTTGGTTTATTATTTTCAAATTTAGAATTATTGTTCATCCAATTTCGAACGGCAGCTTCCCAATTTTTCATTTTGTTTTTGCCCACCATCCAACCGTTGCTTTCGTAATGATTAAAAAACGCCTTTGATTCAGTTACTACTTTGGCATCATTCCACACGTTCCCAGCTAATGAATTTTTTTCTTTCATAAAATTTAAAATTTCATCATACGCAGGAGCACGAAAGTGCGACCTAGAAACCTTAGCATTTACATTTTCATTATCATTCACATTAACATTCTCATTTACATTATCATTTACATTAACATTCTCATTTACATTATCATTTACATTTACATTAGCTTGCACCTTGCTTACATCTTGCTTCGGTTTTGCTTCTTGTTTGCTTATGACTTGCTTTACTTTTGGTTTGTTCCCGTTTTCAAATCGCTTCTGATTTGCATCAAGTTGCGGCTTGATTAACGTGAACACGGTCTTAGCCACTCCTTTCAATTCAACCTCGTTAAAATTCAATGCGTATTCGAAGATGGCAGAATATACCTCCGACTGAAGTTCTGCATCCAGTTCCTTAATCGCTTCATAAAACGAGCGATAAAATACAGTCGATTCTCTCATGGTAAAAAATACCCACCACTACACGTAAAGGCTCCCCCGCGCACGATAGTGCTATAGGCAATACGGTAGTGATGGGATTTGTAATGTTTTCATACGGAAGGAGCGTTGCAAATATACACAACCCTTTCACAATTCCAAATTAGAATCGCAGATTTACTTTGTCTCTGCGCTTGTAATTGTAGATTTCTTCAATCAATGCAGTGTATTGCTCTACATCTGTGCAGTGTTGCAATGCTGTCGGTTGAATCTTTAGCTTTTGAATAAATTCGGTAAATTCAAAGTTCGGATTTTTTAATAAAGCATACATGCAATAGATAAAGGTTCTACGTTTGTAACCATCGTAATATGGTTGAAGTAATAGAATTTTTTCAATAATTGCTTTTGCATCTTTTACTGATTTGATTTTTAATAATCCGGAATTAAAGTTACCTGAATGCTTAGTAACTCCTGTGCCGCTCAACAATAACATGCATTCGTTATGACCTATTAGATATTTATTTTTAAAGTCACGATAGGTAATGTAATCTGTATAACCAAGTTCACAATAGCCATTCATGTAATCATCAGCATTCCAAGTCTTAGAAATTTGATTAAATCGATGTACATGTTCTAAACCATATCCAGTACAAACGACATAATGTAATGGCAATTGCAGTTCGCTAATAACATCAAATCGATGTTGCCCATCAATAATTTCATAGTTCTCATTGACTATAATTACGGTGAATAGATACTGCTCTGACATTGATTTCTTTAAGCGATTAAGATGGAGCAGGTTTTTTGTTCTGTTGCCTTGTAATGGCTTAAACAAAAAATAATCAGTTGTTGTGTGAACTTGATGCGTAGATGCAATCATTGGTTCTTTTTTAAATAATGACATAAAATAAAATTGATTTTAATTTGCCTACTCTGTAAGGTTTTCGGCTACCCCTGTATTATTTCCAAATAATTGTAGCGATCATAAAGCCTACGATAGCACCAACAGCCAGTATTAAAAACACTTTGCTGTTACTGTTGTCGTATTCAGCTTCTTTCACGATAGGTTGTGGGTTGTCAACTGGTACTTTGCGAATTGGTGTAATGGTCATTTGCTTTTGACCAACACGTATATGCGCTTTCTCAATTCTTGATTCTTTTTTAGCTTGCTTTACCAATGTATTAGCAAGGGTCAAAGTAGGTACATCTCCTATCCATCGTGTAACATTGCCTTCTTTCTTGATATAGTTTGCCTCCTTTAGCAAGCGCATTAATCTTGAACTAACTGCATACTGCGCTCGCAACGCTGATGCATTAAACTCTTTTTCGTTGTAAAGTGTTACCATGAAATTGTAATACTTTGATGCTGTGTTTCTGCTCATTTCTCTAAATATGTTTTAATTGTTTGTGTAAATTCTTCAAATGACCTACACACCTTAACGCAGTATCCTGCATTGATAAGCTGTGCGTGAACGATTTTTTGCGTGTCTGAAAGTTTACCCTTTTCGGTTTTCATCTCAATGAATAGCGCATGGTACGGGCCTGATGGTATGCATATCATGATGTCAGGCATACCGGGCATAGCACCTTCAGCCTTCAATATGTTCCAACGTTTTGCCCGTTGCACTGGAGTACCACCGATAAACACCCCGTTAGGGAATGAAGCAATCAATGTGCGAGGGAATGAGTACCTAAACCATTCCACACATCGCTGCTGTATCTTGCTTTCTTCGTGCTTCATGCAGTAGCTTGTTGTAACATGTTACTCATAGCTAACCAAAACGTGCCAACGTAGTGATCAT